CCCCCGGCTGAGTCGCCCGAACATCCGCTTGGGAGCATACCGGCTGGACTCGATCATGCCGGCCTGGTTGCTCTCAAACCCTGTGCGGCTGTCGGCATCCGTCGTCAGGGTGCCATCATCCATAGGCGTGGGAGGCGGGCTGGATGGGCTGGCGGACTTGGGGGCTACAAATCCACCCCCGGGATACCGCTCCTGCCGAACCACGTCAGACCCGGTATCCACCCACTCCGTCGAGTTGGGGTAGAGGAACCCGGAGATGTTGTACGGGTTGCCTCCCAGGGCGATGTACGCCTGAACCAGGCGAGCAATAGAAGACCCCTGAGTCACCGAGAACCCAATCCGCTGCTCCGACTTCTTGTTCCCCTCCCCCTCAGGGATATCCCGGTACTCCACTTGGACTTCCCCGATACGGATGATCTCCGCCTGTAACGTGTCGATGCGGGCCACCACATCCCGACGTTCCCGAAGGAGCCACTCTGCTGCTGCCCGGAAGTACCCGACTGGGAAGACCCCCATCTTGCTAAACGATGGCATGGTCCACCTCCCCTACAGCACGTCAGGTTCCGACGAAGGCGCCGGACCAGGTTGTGGAGTCACCCCCTCGGTACCGATAGCATCAGGGGGGCGAGTGGTCGTGGTGGTCCCATCGAGGTCCTGCGTGGGCTGCCCAGGTTCCTCAGCCGTTGCCACGTTGATGATGTCAAGCAGGAACCCCGGGGCATAAGGGGCTACAAGAGCCAGCCCTGCCCCGTAGGACAAGGGTGAATCCGAGGGCTTGTTCGTAGCCGCCACGAAGTCTGCGAGAAGCCCGTCTGTCCCATCCGACAGGAGAAGGAGCCCTGAGAACTTCGGAAGGGCAAAGGAAAATCCCAGGAACGAATTGATGAGGCTGTTGACCCGGAGAATGATTTGCTGAAGCTCTACGATCTGGGCCTGGATGAACTCTATGTACTTGATGATTGCATCCGCCAGGGACTCCGTGGCAGTGGTCAAGGAACTGGCCCAGTTCTCCAACGCCCACGCAAAGTCAATCAGGCGAGGCCAGGTATCCATCAGACGGAAGGCTACCCACTCACCATCTCCAGGTGCCCGCTCGGGACAAGCCAGGCGAAGGACCTGGGCAGCTTGGTTGTAGATCGACTTCCCGTTGGCAGTCTGGCCCTGGATCATCCCCCTAGTGTAGACCATCGCAGGGTAGGGCTTACTGGGGTTTTTCGGTATGAGGTGGTCATACAAGACAACCCCCTTCGCCCAGGTGGTAAGGGGGAGAAACTGGTCCCGGGCCACCATGAACACGGGAGTTGTGTCCCCTGAACTGGTTAGCCTCTTCCGTTGATTCCGAGCAGTCAGGTAGTTCCGGTATTCCGTGGGCACATTCAGGCTCCCGTCTGCCTGGATGAACTTGGAGTAGACCTTCTTCTGGTCGTCGGGAAGCCCCATTAGGAGCGTCAGGACCTTCACGGGGTCCGACTCCTGGAAGACCAGGTTGGTCTGACCCCCCTGGTACATCACAAAGGGTGTTGACCGCCCGATCAGAGCCTTCTCACCCAGAAAGAACAGCGAGTCCGCCAACGGGGTAGCAAGCCCTGTCGAGTAGATGTTGGGGGCCAAGCCATATTCCGCCAATTGTGCTACGGGACTCTCAGGGTCAAGGGAGTCAAGGAGCGTCACATCCTCCACCTTGGCCGTCTTCAAAGCGGCTTCCCATGTGGCGGCCAGCCTCTTGTCGAGGCTCTTGAGGTACGTCCCTACGGTGGTGTTCCTGAGTTCCGGGGACAGGGCCACTACAGCGGCCTCTACCCGGGAGTTCATGCCCGTCCTTGTGTAAATCTCGTAGGTCAGCCTCTCCGTTACCTTGAGCAGGTTGGCCCTCCAGGCTTTGGGATCCTGACCTGGCTGCCCCATCTCCAGCATATTGGCATCCGAGTAGAGGCGGGACAACAACCCTCGGGCACCCTCCAACCCAGTGGCCGTCTTGGCAAAGCCCTGAGCCGACCAGGTGCCATCCGCAAACTTCTTCGTCGTATCTGAACCCTTGACCGCAGCGATCTCGTCCAAGTAGGGGAGATCCGCTCGGGAGAGCACCAGCACCAGCAACGCGGACTGGATCGCCTTGAAGTATTCCGAGGTGTTTGACCCTACGAAGGTAGCTCGCTTGGAGGGACTGGGGTTTCCAACAGAAGCAGGCCCACTGCGATATGCAACCACGAACGGCTGACCTGCCGTGTTTGCATTGTAGCCGATATCCTTCTGAAAACCCCACTTCGGGACGGCCTTGCTCTCAGCAACCTGCTTCCCAACGGACCAGACTCGGATGTAGAAGGTGCTGGCCTTGGTCTTGCTCCCCGGGACCACGGAGATTGTCCCATCCGGTGCAGTCGCCCACTGAGCCTTGAGAGGCATGTCCTCTATGTTGAAAATGGCCCCGTACTCCCCCGAGAACCACTGGGCAAGGGTTACACCGGAGGTGATGAGGAACACCCGCTGAAGAAGGAAATCCGCCCCCTTTCCATCCCCAGGAGATCCCAGCCCCGGCGTTGCTGGCCCAAGGTCCTCCAACGGGATAGCCCCACTGCCGACCATGCCGTAAACCTGGCAGTAGCCATCTTTCAACCTCGGGGACTTGCCTCCCTGGAAGCCCTTGTTGAACTCGAAAGGACCCCCCAGGAAGTCCAACATCTCCGCCCCGCCATGCAGGACAAGGGGTTGTCCATTCATGTCTAGCACATCCCCGTACTCTCGGGGCTGTACCTGTACGGCCTTGTTCCCGTTGGCAGGCTTCTTGTCTGTGTTCGCTCTCGGACGGGCGAACTTGATAGGGATGCCCTCCGGGATGGTAGAAACCGTGACCAGATACCCCGAGGGACCGAGTTGAGGGAAGGGGTTCAGCGGATACTTCTGAGAGGCAGGCCGTGTCACCCAGGACACCCGGCACTTCTGAGGGGTATCCCCACTCCAAGTAGTCAGGGCGGACCCCAGAGGCTTGAACTGAAACGCAGTGCTGGCAACTGCGGTTGCCGTCCCGTATTGGATGTCCTGTATGGTGGGCACCGGAAGCCGAGATGAGTCAGGGAAGAAGCTCAACCCGAACAACTGCATAAGGGTGATCAGGAAGTTGACCAACCGCTCGTAATCTGAAGGGTCTACCGACAGATAAGCGAACATGCCGAGGACCTTGGTCGTGCTTGCCACGTCCGGGCGGGTTGGATCCGTCCGGTCTGTCATCCGAGCAATCATCCGCTGTTCGTAACCCGAATACCCACCCCGAAGGTCCTCGGGAGGCCACCCCAGCAACGCCCAGTCTCCTGTCAAGTACATCCCAATACTGCGAAGGCTCTGTAGGAGGGCCGAGACTTCCTGTGCAATGGCCTCAATGAGGGAGACCAGCGGGTCCAAGTACCCCTTAGCAAAGGACTTGGAGAACTCCAATGCCTGTGCAGCCACCTCCAAAAAGGCGGTCAGCAACTCGGCGAAGTTGTTTACCGTATCCCGGATGCTCGCCAGGAAGTCCGGGACTCCGAAGCTCAGTGTGGACCACTGGCCGAAGTTGTCATCTGCCATCAGGCACCCCCTCCCTGCCGTCGCATCCGTACCAGCTTCTCCTTCAACGCTTGGACCTCAGCCTGCTTCTGGACAACAGCTTGTTCCAGCATGTCCCGGATCTTCAGCAGGTTCTCTGCCTGGTGGGTCGCGAACTCGGGATGCCTGGGTTCGCCCCCACCCATCTCCACCCAGTTCTTCGTTGGTTCCTTGGCGTCGCTCATGTGCCCACCTTGTCTACGGAAGACTCCAGCAACAGGGTACGCTGCCTTGAGGCCAGATTCCCAGGCAACTCGGCAACGAACCGATCAATCCTAGCCAGCGTACCCTTGTACCGATGCGTCCGGTAGGTCAGCCAAGTGTACCGAATCCCCCGGAGGCGATCCCGCACATCGAGGATGAGGTCGATCTGGTCAGTCAGGACCGGACGGACCTCCGACCCACCCACGACGGTGTCGTTGTACGCCGTGTACGGGCCACCCACCTGGTCGAACGGCAAAGCCGGGGTCGTCAGGGCGTACTTGTTGTTCGGGTCCGGGGCGAGAGAGTCCAACCTCACGTCATGAATCCAGAAACGCCGGTCCAGGATCCCCAGGCAATTGCTGCTATTGCAGTAGGGGGAGAAGGAGACTTCGCCCGTCAGCCCGATGATCCTCCGGTTGGGGAACAGCCCCACTCCCGACTCGGGGTTGGTCACCACTCCCAGGTCTTCCACATGCACGAGGGCCTGCCAGTCCCAGTAGAACCCGCCACGAGATCCGTTGGACACCGACCCCAGCATCTCGATGAGGGAGAGAATCCGCTCCCTCATCATCAGCACCGTGTCGATGACCGTGTTGGACAGCATCGTCGTCGGACGGATGATCCGGTAGCTGAACGGTCGGATGGAGTGGTTGTCCTGAAGCGGCGTCCCCTTGTTGGTGTAACTCCCAGTCAGCGCCTTCAACGTCGGGCGAAGATCGTTCTGGCCCTCGGCCTGGTCGGTGGACAAGAGGGAGAGATTGACCGTGGGGTACACCCCATAGACGAGGTTGGTCCTCGTCCCCCCCATTACCACGTCAGCCCCCAACGTCCCAGCGTAGGTGTGAACCGGGTCGAGTTCCAGATGGTCCTGGTGAACCACCTTGACCCGGTAGAACCCACGGTTGTCATCCAGAGGGGCGGTCAACCCCGCCACATAGGGCACAGGACCCGCATTGGCAGTCCGGGTCGGGACACTCAAGTCACCTATCGGGTAGGACCCCCGCTCATCCACGACAGTCATGAACCCCGCACCGTCGATGACCACAAGGTCTCCCGCCCGAACCCCCTTGGTCTGGAAGTTCACGACCGGGGCGGAGTCGTCGTACAGGACGTTGGCTACCTCCACCCAGGTCTTGGTCCCATCCGTGTCCGGGACGTACCCACCCACCCAGTTCAGGGGGTCAGGGTCCGAGCGGTCGGCTACCGTCTCGTGCAGGACCCTATCGGTGATGAGGTCCAGCAACTGGGCGTTGGACTGCTCGTGCGGAACCGGAGCCTGCCGGAGGTAGACCTCAAAGGTCTTCCCCACCATGCTTGCCGTAGGCACCGCAGCCAAGCCCGGAGGCATGACCCGGATCTGGGTCGCACCCACAACGTCGGAGATGATGCCCGTGTCGAGCACCGTGCCATCCGTGTCGAGCACCCGGAAGAAGTCTCCGGGGTGGATGTTCACGTCTTCGGTGTTGAACCATCCAAGGGTCATGCCCGCAGCGGCGGTGATGGTCCCCACCTGCTGGAGACTCCGAGTGAAGCCCGTGATGGTCCCCCGCCGCACCTGGTAGACGTACTTCAGAGGCTCGAAGGCGTTGTTCAGGGCGTTCTGAAGCCCATGCCACCGACGAACTCGCCGGACCTCAAACTGCACAGGTTCGGCCGTCCCTGGGGAACGCATCCCGACTTCTACTGCCAAGAGGGACCGGGAAGCATCCACCACCTTGGGATCCACCCCTGCCAGAGACAACGGCTGCTGAGGGACAGAGGGCTCCAAGAACACACCCCCCTGGGCGTAGAACCCCAGATGGTTGGGGGCACCCAGGGAGTCGCAAGACCGGAGGTCCGTCCCGGGAAGCAGGCACGCCACCCCAGGAGCAATCACAGGATGCCCCGAGGGGTTGTTCAGAGCCGTCCCTTGGGCAAGGGACAACGCCATGTGCAGCTTCCGTGGCACATCGGCGTACACCGGGACGTTGTTAGAGGCATCGAAGGTGCCGTTCGTATGCACAGTCCCCTGAGAGACCCCCGCCTTGGCGACAACCCCGGGCACACCTGAAATCATGTTGACCGTGCCCACTTGGAAGCTCCCCAGGTAGGCGGCTTCCAGGTCATGAAAGCCCAGGACAGCATTGTTCAAGCCTGCACCAGGAGAGTCATAGCCCACCACCGAAGAATCGTCGGGAAGCTCGCCACCCCGGACCGAGATGTCCAAGGTCTGCACGCCCTCCCCCACACCGATGGACTCGTCGTGCCAGCCGAGAAGACCACCCACGAGACGGGTAATCATAGCCGCAGTGATGTCAGTGGCAGGGGCGGCGATAACCGCCCCATTTGCCCAGTTCCAAGGCGGAACCGCCAGGATGAGCTTGGGGTTTGGCCCCAGCAGGTCGAAGCCGGTGTACTGGACGCTGAACAACGCCTTCTGGAAGACCGCTGCCGAGGTGCTGCTCAAGTCCCCCGCGTTGATGATGACATACACCCGACCCGTCGCTGGGAGCATGGAAATAGTGTTCACCTCCAGCCGAAGCCCCGTGATGTCCAGAGACAAGACCCGAGGATAATGGCTAGTGACGAAGCCCCCACCCGAACCGAGCTTAGCAGAGACGAGAGCGTCCTTGTAGGGCACCAAAGCATCGGGCTCCACTGCATGACGGACCACGTAAGTCCCCGCCTTCTCCGTTGCCGCGTCCATCACCGCCCATGCCCGGTCGATGTAGAGCACGTCCCCCTTCTGCACCCGGGACACCGCTCCGGCTGCGGGAACGATAGCCGTGAGGCTGTTACCTGATGCCGACCCCACGCCCGTCAGGATGTCCCCACCTGCGGGGTCTTCCGTCTGGGAAGCCTGGACTGCTGCCGTGATGCTCGACGCCAAAATGGGGATGTTGGCAGGTGCCTCGAAGGACATGACCTTCAAGGTGCCATCCTCATTCGGGGATGCAGCGGGAGTCCAAGTGCCCCCAGCCAACGTAGTAGACCCCGTCCGGCTCAGGACGGTCAGTTCTGCACCTGCCACGTCGTTGACCGTAGACACACCGCCGATACCCAGGGTCACCCCTGTAACTCGAAGCTCCGTCTCATAGAGATAGCCAGCACCCACAGGGTTGGTGTCTAGAAATCCACGCGGGCGTGCCAACCGCAAGTCGATAGCCTCGTGGAAGGTCAGTCGATCACTGCCGATGTAGGCCGAGGTACTCCCCCCCGTGGTGCATGTCAGACTGAGGGAATACTCAAACCCGTAGAGGCTGGACTTCACCGTCCCTGCCACGGAGTAGGGCAGGAACCACTGGTTGATGGCTCCGACCAGGAACGCATCGAAGAACACCGAGCCCGTGATGCCGGTGATGACGATGTGCCGACTGTTGGCTGCCGTCCCAGGGACTGGCTCGCCGGTCACCGGATCGAAGACACCCGTCGCTACCCCCATGTGAGGCAGCGGACCGATAGGGGCACCCATCGCCGCATCTGGGATGAAGGTGATGTCCCCCGACCGGATGAGGATGGTCAGGAGGGGGCGACCGTCGTGCCACCCAGGGAGGTAGGTTCCCAGACCCGCTGGGCTGTTGACCGTCGAAGCATCGGGACGACCGAGGATCTCCACCTTCAAAACGTTGTTGGGGCTCGCCGCCAGGATGGTGTTGAGGTTTCCCACCCCGACGACTGAACCGTCATTCAGAGCCAGCACAGTATCCTGGAAGGACAGGATGGTCTTCCCGAACCCGGCGGAGTCATCGAACAGCCGGATCCCCAGAGGGTTGGTCACCTGGGGGTTCGGAGGGTAGTTCCCCGGAGTCGTGTGAACGGCGTAGTTGTGCAGGAGGTACTGGGTCAAGGCCCCCTTGTTCGTCTGGGTCACGAAACGAGGCGGTTCGACCCACGACCAGAAAGTCCCTCCGATGTTCGCCGTCCGCAGAGCCCCTACCGACAACATGCCCTGCCAGCCCTGGGGGTTGCCTGGGTCCACTTCGACCAGGAGGAAGTCCCCTGGACGCCCCGCAGTGGTGCCGTAGTCCGTCGCGGGTTGGGTGTCGGTCGCCGTCATCACAACGGCAGGTTCTTTGTAGTCACCCCCGAGAGGGACGGCAGCCCCAAGGACCGCACCGTCGTTGAAGAGGATCTCGTCGGGGTAATACCCCCCCAGCACCGGATGCCGAGCCATGAGATCCCCCAGCAGGCTCTGGATCTCATCGAAGCGGTCAAGCTCCGTGGCGGTCGCCTTCTTGAAGGGGATCTGGTAGTCCCCAGCGTCATCCTGGGCGAGACCCCTGAGAGCAGGTGTCTCCAGGGGCACCGGGCTCATGTTGGCGAACTCGACCACCCCTTCGATGTGGCTCATCGGGGCAGGGGTGTTCTGGCCGAGCATCTCCTTGATGGGGAACAGGAACGGGTCATACCAGGACGGCAGGGAGAGGTCCACCACCTGCCCATCCGTTCGGACCACGATGTCCGTCCCCATACGGTAGGACGGAGAAGTCCGAGCCGCCGTCTGGACCATCTCCATCGTAGGAGACCCCGAGAGGTCCATGACCGGAGCCTCGGCTTCCGGGGGGACCACGTACAAGGTGTCTGCCCGACCGATGCCAAACAGGTGAGCGGGGATGCCCTCGGCGTTGTCCGTGGCAACCAGCACGTCACTGGAAGACGAGATAACGTCGCCATTCCGGTTCATGAGCGTGATGACGCAGCCGAACTGCAACCCGCCGACGAAGACGCCCGAGAACAGCTTCTGCCCGAGCACGTCGAGTTCTTCGGGGAAGACCGCGTTGTAAAAGACCCCCTCGGGCTTGCCCCAGGCGATCTTGTCCCCCACCTTGAACCCCGGAAGTGCCTGAGCCGGGTCTCCTGCCACAGCATCCGGCACAGCCCCACCCTGAGAGAGGAAGACAGTCGGGTCGGGATAACCGGTTGCAGGGTTGATGACCACCTGAGTGATGGGCACCGCCGAGACAACGAAGCAGGGCACGGGCACGGCAGACCCAAACGCCGAAGCCGGGAGCCCATTGGGGAAGTACCCCCAGATGCGAGTGCGAGCCAGACGGGGACGGAGGGTCTTCTCCGAGACATCCCGAATCGCCCCGAGCACCGGGTTGGCAACCTGCCCGATGGCGGAGTTGTAGGTGCTCTCCATCTCCCCCGTGGCAGGGTTCAGCTTCCGCCACCCGTAAGAACCCACATCCCCCACAGAGAGGTCCGACCCGATGCCCGGCTGCAACGTGAACAGCACCCGAGCCGACGTGGGATACACCCGGGAGAACTTGCTGGGCTGGCTGAGTCGCTGATAGGTCCCCCCGACCTCCAAGGTGTAGTACGGGGCTGTCGTGGTAGCGACGACCCGAGGCTGGCTGGGTCCCAGGAGAAGAATGTCATCCACGTCGTTGTGGCTGAGAGGCACCTGCTTCTGGATGAGGGCTGCCAGGTAGGACGTACCCAACGGCTGCCCGGTCAGACGGAAGTCCGTCAGGGAACACGTTGCGGGGTCTACCAGGTAGTCCTTCCCAGGCAGGAAGGTCAGGTCCCGAGTGGGATCCTCCCCCCGGAAGACCTGAGCCCAGACCTGGTTCGGGTTCAGAGCCCCGGTGATGTCGTCCTCGTAGCCCGGGGGTGCGTATTCAGCCCCCCGACCAACCCAGAACCGGAACTTCCCATCCCGGTCCCCGATGAACATCCCAGTGATGGTCTCACCGACCTGCTCAAAGGCGGTGATGGCGTCGTTGTAGAACCCCAGGAATGCCCGTGCTGCCCGGTCCTTGTCCTGGAGGTCCCGACCCTGGGCATAGAGCCCCTCGTTGCCGTAGTCCCAGTTGTCTGTCCCACCAGGGATGGACATCCGAGGTCCACTGGTAGGCTGGTCGGACTTCATCTCGTCCAACGCCTGCTGGACAGCATCAGGGAGGTAGGTCCGCAGGGAGAGAGCCCGGTAGTAGAAGGAGTCCGGGTTGTCGAAGGTGTAGGTCGCCATCAGCCGACCACCCAGGTAGCCATTGTCGTTGGACGGCAGAGTGTTGAACCGGAAGCCCGCAGCCCACCTGGGGTAAATGAGGTTCCCCCGGACGTACAAGGGAGCCATCGACCGCTTCTGGGTGTAGCCCATCAGGAGCCACTGCCGAGGACCCAGGGCACTCTGGACAGGCGCCAGAAGCTGCACGACCCCAGTCTCGGAGTCGATGTTGAACTCCGTCCCCTGAGCCAGTTGCCTGCCAGGCTGCTCCACACCGGAGACTTCTTCTCCGAACAGGGTGAGTTCCACACCCTCACTGGCAACCAGTGCCCCCTTGCCCACGAACTCTCGCACGTCCGGCGGGTAGACCGGGCGGTAGGAGAGCTTGATGGTGGGGTTGGATGCCGGGTCCACTGCCGTCTGGAACGCTGTCGTGAACGAAATGACCGTCTGAGTGCCGTCCTCACTGAGTTCCGTCCGGGCGATGGTGAAGGGCACACCCCCCACCTCCATGATGTGCCCGGAGACGGCGAACTGCGTCAGGTCCCCCCGGAAGGTCATTGTCGCCTGTCGAGCCATGACCGGCTCGAAGGGGAAGTCAGTGGTGGGGACCACCTGCATGAACCCCGCCTTGGCGGTCGTAGGTACTGGGGTAGGCCCATCCGGGTAGAGGACCGTCGTGATAGGTACCGACGTGATGAGTGCCACCACATCGTTCCCCGGCGACCGGGAACCCACCTCGACCACCGTCGAGGGGTAGATGTCCACCCTCGTCAGGTCCGAGTCGCTGAAGTACGACCTCCCCGTGATGTAGAAGCAATCCGCCCCCAGGCGGAGCATCTGACCCGGGGTGAATTCCTTGACCCGATTGCCCCGCAGACCGAAGTTATCCTTGCCTGCCGTGATGAAGAACGGCGGGCGATAGACCGGGCTCTGAGACGTGTTGTAGGTCTGTTCCCCACCCTGGGCGTTGAACACCGCGTAGGAGGCTACCGGGGTCACCCATGCCGGAAGGTCCCGGTTGAACAGCAATCGCCGACCCAGCCATCCCGCAGGCTGGTCCACCAGGAAGTCCGTCGCCGACCCGAAGTTCTGCTGGGTCGGTCCCACGAAGACCAGGGGCTCCACCGAGGTGTCCCACACCTGCTCCCCCAGGGGGTCCAACTCAAACTCTCGGTCCGTCCGTCGAACCGCCTCTTCCCGCCGAACGAAGACCGGCAAGAACTCGGTCACGGTGTCCGTGACTGTGCCCACCCGGCGGCCCTCATTGGTCGCCAGCCAGTAGGTCATCTCGACCAGGCAGCCCTTGACCATTGGCTTGACGAAGCTGACCGACCCGATCATGGGGGCTACCGCGACATCCCGATTGTCCCCCGTCGTGACCATCTGCTCGACAAAGTAAAGGGTCTTGCCGCTGTGGGTCAGGACATCCGTTGCTGAGATGCGGAGGGAACCCGTCTTGGGGTCGTACTCGGCGGTCCCCGTGGGGATCAGGCTCGCTGCCCGGAGGGTCTCCACCAGGATGACCTGGCTCGACTGTCGGTCCGTGAGCATCGTGGACGAGAACTTCAACTCGCCCTTGGGATGCACCCGGTTCCCATCATCCCAGTCCGCCGTCAGGTACTCGATGGTCGTGGGGTCCGGGGAGAATGCCCCCACAGGAGCCGGGTGGAGGATGTCCGACCCCACCTGGAGGTCGAAGGTGCCCTCACTGACATGCGTCGTCCAAGGGAGCACCCGGGCGTTGTTGGCAATGATGCCCAGAGGCGTCATGCCCAGTGGAGTCAGGGTTGCCTCGATCCCCGTCCCTGGGGAGACTGCTCCAAACCGGAGGTTGATGGGACGGCCCTTGGCGACGGCATCTGCCACGTAGGCGGTGAAGTCCGTGCCCGCGATGGAGCCCAAAGGAGACAAGACCCGGACCTTGAATGGTTCTTCGGACAGGTGGTTGAAGGGCTCGTAGACCACATCCGCCACGATGGCGGGGTCGTACAGGCTGTCGGGAATCCCCTTGTAGGCATCCCAGGGCGTCGGTCGTGTCGAGGACGACACGAAGGGGGGAGTCACCTCGCAGTGGGTTGCATCCAGCACCGAGGTCACAATGTAGGACCCCGAAGCCATCTTGATCCGGAAGCCCCCTCGGAGGACCGGCAGCCACACCAGGTTCCCGGAGTTGTCGATCCGCTGCTGCCCCGTAGCGGGGTCAATCTCGGGGTCCGTCGAGTTCGCCAGGAAGTTGGCGGAGGGGTCCGTGAAGAGGGTATGCCCAGCGACGTAGGCTCCCTGTGCCCCAGAGACCATCCACGCCCCGTACCTCGTGACAAGCTGAGCGACCCCAGGTCCCCCATCCTCGGACAGGATGTAGTCCACACCCTGCTCCTGGACCTGGTATGGCCCCCCTGACTCGGCGGCGTACAGCCCCCCTGAGATGCCCGGAGCCCCGAGCAACGTTTCGGGGACCACGTTGGCTTGCCCCAGGAACAGGGAGGTCGTGGGGGTCTCCACACGGTTGGAGGAAGAGGACTGCTCCAGCCAGGCGAACTTGCCCTCACCGAACCGATGCTGGATGTCCACGAAGTGCTCCAGCCTCTTGTCGATCAGGCGGACATCATCCCCTTGCACGGTCATCATCTGGAGGTTGAAGAACACCCCCTCATCGAACCCGGCGATGTCCTCCACCGGGGGGTAGTCCAGGAACTGAAACGGAGAGGGCAGGATGGACTCCGAGAGCACGGCGTCCGTCAGACGCACCTGAGCATTGTAGTCCGCATCCGCCTTGCTGCGGTCGAGGTTCAGGAGGCTCCGGGACAGCCCCAGGGAGATGCCCGCGTCAGAGAGCCAGTTGGGCTTCCCGCCCTTGACTCGCCACCCTGGCAGGAACCCCAGAGCCGCACAACCGCTGAGATCCTTCACGGACCCCCAACCGATCTGCACCTCTCCCGTCGTCGGGGTCGCCGACTCCAGAAGAATCCGGTCGCCGACCCCTCGTGCAATACCTGTCCCGGCTTGGGCGGTGATCCGTGCCTGGATGGAGGCTGCGACCTCATCTGCCGTGTAGAAGTCCTGTGCCGGAAGGGTGTTGGCGTGCCAGTCGTGGGCCACCCCGTCGATGGCGAAGTACAGCACCTCATCCCCCACGAACCGGAAGATGATGCGGTTCCGGGAGTAGACCCGAGCCAACGTCGTGTAGGTCGAAGGGTTCAAGGTCGCTTGGAGGAAGTAGACCGGCTTGCCCACCCCGAACAACGTGCGGTCGGGAGTTCCAATCTGAACCCGAGACCCTCTGTCCCCCGTACCCAGGGCCACAGCCTCCTTGGCGATGTAGACCTTCCCACCTGGAACCTGGAAGGGGAAGTCCGGCAACTCACTGTTGCGGTCCACGATGACCGTCTCGGTCACCGCCCCGGCACGGGCGAAGATGATCGTGTCCCCCACACCATCTGCTACTTCCCGGACCAGACCCAGCGACTGAGGTGAAGGCAAGGTGTCCCCACCTGGGCGAACAGGCACGGCCACCAAAGCAGGGTTCACACCATCGGGGACCGGAACCGAACCCGTACCATCCGGGAGGTTCAACACCCCGGACACCCCGAGCCCCATGTAGGCTTCCAGGTACGTCCCCTGGAGGTCCTCCGGCCACGGGGATGCTTCCGGCAAGTACATGAACCCCAAAGCAGACAGATCCGGTGTGACACCATCCTGCTGCACCAGGCGAACGGGTGCTTTGGTGGGCTGAGGCATGGCATTGAGGGCACAGCCCTCGTAGTAGACCGTAGCCCCCAGGAAGTGCTTGTTGAACTCCGGCTGCTTGGGGTCCGCCTTGCGGATGTCCATCAGGCTCAACCGCACCCGACCTGTGCTCAACGCCACCAGACAGGTGCCCTCATCGGGCTCGGCGGCGGTTTCGAGTTCGGTCTCCGTCTCCACCACCGTCGCCAGAAGGGGCGACCGATTGGCGATGCAAAGAATCGGGTAGTCCGTGGGTCCTGGGATCGGAGCCACGTAGATGGGGGCGGCCTGGAGGGGACCCAAGACACCTTCGGCGTCTGCCTGGAAGGTGTTGTAGCTGTACCACACGGTCAAACCCGCATGGAGTGTGACGTACTGGGGACTGAAGGCCAGGTTCCCCCGAGCCTGGCCGACAACCCCTGCCAGCTTCGTCCCCGAGAAGTCGAAGCTGGAGACTTGATCGTCCGCGACCACCTGGATGCCGGTGAATCCGTCAGCATCGTTGGCCCCAACAGGCAAGCTCAGCGCACCAGGGCTCGTGCCCAGCCGCAGCATGGCGTACTCATCGGGAGTCGCCACGTCTCCTGTCAGAATGGCACCCAGGGGCAGGGTCCGAAGAGCCGGAGTCAGGGTGTACGTGGTGTCGAACGCCAGGACCCCGAGATTGATAGGGGCGGAGCCCTTGTAGGGCTTCCACCTCTGAAGTCTGCCATCCCAACCGAATCTCGTCTCGTAGCGGTCGTTCTTCGTCCACCAGAACTTGAGAGGGGCGATGGTGTACCGGACGCCCGTGATGGTGTCTCCCCGTTCTAGGGAGAGCCCCCCACCGAACACCGACGCCACTGTCCCTGGGACCATTGCTCCCGAGTAGACGTTGAGGTCCGTCAGGGTGACCGACCCTGTTCGTCCCGTCTGGTCCCCGACTGCTGGGATGACCACCTCGTAGGGAGCCGACCCCAACCGACCTGCTGCGGGGTTGTCCTCGTTGATCCAGCCGAGATCGTCGTAGGTCTTGTCACCGCGAGCTACGACCACATGGGTGATGGTCCCGATCTCCCGACCGCCATCATCCATCACCACCACCCGGAGGCTGCCATCCGAGTAGGGGGCCAAGGGGTCCAGGAGGTTGTCGATGGGAGACACGCTCCCCACGGGAATGCGACCAGAACCCTGGTCCTGCCACCAGGCAGAGTCCGTCACCAGAGCCAACTGGGAGGAGTTGGCCGCCCACACCAGGTACTCCTGCGGAGTCGTACCGGGGGCTTGAAGGACGGCGGCTCGGTATTGATCCCCCGAGAGGTCCACCATCGCCAGCGTGCCGGGCAAAAGCGGCACTTCGGGGCTAGCAGCCGTCCGCACCGGAGGTTGTCGCACGTCCCGGAAGACACCGTTGAGAGGCTCACTCGATGCCGCCGAGTTACCCGGAGCCATCTGGGGTGCCCGAAGAACCTGACCTGTAAACGAGATCCCCATTCAGATCACCACCGAGGTTGACTGCCCCATCGCTGACGCCGGACTAGGCGGTCCCACCACCGTACCCGTTCCGGTCAAGGTCAGGAGATGAGCCGAGATGCCCGTCCCCAACCCGGTAGCCATCTGAGCCGCTGCTGGCCCGGCTCCCATCATCGCGGTCATATAGGCCAGCAACTGTGCGATCAACAGCGGGGGGTTGACCACGAATGCCTTGGAGACATCGACCCCCACGCCGACACCTACTACGCCTCCGGCGTACTGACCGGACTTTGTGAAGGTCTTAGCGAGTCCCTTGGAGACGACCATCCCCAGAGAGACCGACAACGGCCCCAGCATCCCCGCACTCATCAGCCCACCGATGACCAGAGGTGGGTTGGAGACGAGGACCAGACGAGTCGTGGGAACGTTGATGGCACCGGCCCCCGCCGTCCCTGTACTGACCCCCTTGATCAGCACACCCCCAGTCTTCAGCCACGTTGCCACAGCAAAAGAGATCGCCCAGGCCAACTTGTCGAAGGTGTAGCCCTCTAACTCGAAGATCCCCCCATCCCGAGCCCGGTTCAGATCCGCATAGAGTTGGGGAGGGGTGATCATGCGTTGCTATCCTGCGGAGACGATGTGGTTTTTGGCTCCGGCACCCCAAGTCAGGTAAGGCAACCCTGTGAAGGGCTCAATTGACCCAGCACAAAGAATAGGTCCTTGATCTGGACCCAGAATAGGAGCCCCTAGTGTGAGAACCGCCCCTGACCGAATCGTGACAGGCCCCGTGGACTCCACCGTTGCCGAGACAGACCCCTTCATCTCAGCGGACCCTGCCGTTGCCGTCAGGGAGAGATTGCCTGCCACCGCTCGACCCGCGATCCCCTTGGAAGTGTCCACCTCCAGGGTGTTCAAGCCCGCCTGGGCCTTCCAAGTGCCCTGGTTCGTCTTGTAGGTCAAGTTCCCCACAAGCACCGTGGTCGTGTGGTTGCCCAGCTTGAAGGTCTCGTTCCTGTCCCCCCAGAGGTAGGTGACCTCCTCGCACACCAGTCCGGCATACATGGGGTTGTAGCTCCGCTCATGGATTGCACCCGAAGAGGGGAGCATGTTCTTCGGTCCGCTGAAGGTATCGGATCGCTTCCCGGTCACCACCACCTTCATGTCTTCGGTGGTCTGGGTCAGTTGCTTCGCTGCCGAGAGGGAGATCCCGTCCAAGCCGTTGATCTCTACCTTGGAAGCATTCAGTTCCAGGAGCTTTCCCTTGATGAGCACCGCTCGGTCTGCCCACAGGCGAGCGTTCGTGCGAGCCCGGATGTCCACCGCAGGAACGGTATCCCCCTTCCCATTGGACCCGTAGGCCGTCTCCATCCAGTCCTCCTCCCCCTTTGGTGACCCACCACCATAGATGACGACGGGGCCTTGCTCACTGCGGAGACGGAGACTGTTCTTGGAGAGGGTCCCCAGGTGGATGCCACCTTTGAGTTGCATCTCCAGGGCACCACCAACGGCAAAGCGCATACCCCCAGCGAAGGCAACATCGAGGCTGGAACCATCGACAGGCCCGGAGAAGTACGCCCGTGCCTGCCCCTGCTTGTTCACCGACCACCAGGTCGGAGCCAGTACCCCCCCAAGGGGGGTCAGCCGAAACAGCGTGGCAGCGTGTTCTGCCAAGGGAGTCCCTGTAGTCCCCTGTGCCGTGGACCCTACCTGGATCGGCTCCAAGCGGGGTCCTATCCCCCCAAAATCATCAAAGACCCTGGCAACTAGCGGGACACCGTATTCCTGACGACCCCTAGCGGAAAAGGGATCGTTGCCCACCACACTCCCCAAAACCCACTCGATGTACGGGGTGTTGGGGGACACGCCAGGGGTATCAGGGTCAGAAGGTGGAAGCCGCTCGGCATCGAACCCGTCTGTCTGCTCCGTGACCGGGAGGAGCCCATTAGAGGTGTGAGCCACCTCGATGCGGTGCTCCGTCAGAACCGCCCCTTCCGGTCGGAGCACCCCATTGTCGGGGCCATCCGCCATGACACGGTAGATGTTCTTCCCGGCGTACACCGCATCGTTGATGAAGTTGGCGTCAACCGCACAACCCTGCTCGTCAATGTAGCCTCCCCGGCGCAGGAACTGATAGGGGTCGAACTCCGCCTGAGTGGCATCGAGTGTGCCCCCCAAGTCCTCACCGTTGTCCCCGAGGACCCGATGGAACACGTCTGCGGGGGTCAGGAACCCAGGGAGACTCGTGGGACTGTCCACAAGGTCCGCTTCGGGTACGGGTACATCCCCCAAAGCCTGCACTGGGGAGTCCCAGATGAGACCGTCCGAGAACATCGTCGTGGGGAGCCGGAGGGCATCCCGCTGGACCATGCCCGCATATACCCGTGTCCCTGCCAGAGCCGTGAACTGCTGCAAGGCTCGGGTCACGACCGCCTGGTCGGCATCCCGGAGAATGAACTCGTTCCCTCGGCGGTTCACCAGGTGGGCACTCTCGTCCAGAACCAGGTCGGAGCCTTGAGATGACGAGGCTACGATGTTGCCAGGCTGGATGTGGCGGAGCTTGTGCCTGACACGGTCGGAGACCCCCCGGATCTCCTCCTGACCCCGGGAGGATGAAGCATCGTGCTCATCCTCGGTGAACCCCGCCGTGACTAGCCAGTCACGGCCAGGCCAGACACCGGGGATGATCCAGTTGAGAACTACGGGTGTCTTGGTGCCCCGTGCCTCCGATGTATCCTGGGGGAGCCAGCCCACCACGCAGTAGTCCCCGACCTCCGGCATCGCACCGAAGAAGTGCCTGGCACCGGCACCGGGGTAGGTCATAGGAACAGGAACCCGCTCGAACTCCTGCTCCGTCCCGATCATCGTGCGGAGGGTGACGAGGTGTTCCTCGTAGTCCACCCCCACGACACGACAAACCCCCAGCCCAGTCGATCCTCCCTGGTCAGGATGCTGATCCCGGAGCTTCTTCTTGAGGTACTCTGGCTCCTGGGTGATGTCCCCTAGATGTAGACTGGTCAGAGAGGCTACTGGGCGGCGTCCTTCGCTCATGTCACTTCTCCTCGCCCTTCTTCAGCTTGTCCTTGGCCGTGCTGGCGGCGGCGTATGCCTCAAGAAGAGCCTGCTTCTGAGCCTCTGTTGCATCTCGGCCCTGAGCAATGAAGCTGTCCTGTTCCCCCTGTGCCACGGAATCAATGCCAAGGGTGCCGAGAAACTGGGAAACGACCCCGGATGAACCCTTGTCCAGCATTTGGCCCCGAAGGGCCTGTTGCTGGAGATCCCACTGGGCGGCAGCTACTTCGGACCCGGCCCTGACCCACCGAGTAACTGCATCATCGGGACTTGTACCATAACCCTCCTGGGTCTTCGCACCCGAGGCCCCCACAGGAATGAACCCTGTCTGCCCGAAGGCTTCAAGTTGCATCGACGCCTCCGCAGCCTTGCAATTACAGATATGCCCCGTGGGCTGGGGATTCAGGTCCGCCAAGGAAAAGGCCGCGTTGACCAGAGGGATCTTCTGGATGGCGGACTCGCTGTTGACGAACAGGTTGGCAAGATCGAAGTCCAATTGGCTCGTCTCAGACCCCTTGTTAATGGCCGCCGAGTAGTCGAGGATCTGCTTGTCTGTCAGGTTCTTGGACCGCAACTGCCGGAGAGCCTCATCGTTGAGGTACTTCGCCTGGTCAGCCCGATTTGCCGCCGTCCCTTTGGTCGTGACCGGGACCGTTACAGTCTTGCCCTTCTTCATCTTGGTCTCATAGGTGGGGACGCCTATGTTGCCATGCTCCACGTAGAACTTCAGAATCTGGTCCACCAGGTTCTTGTCGAGCAGACTGAAGATGTCGTGCTTGTGTAACTGGGCGAACACACCCTCAGGGTCGATAGAAACCCCCCGGCCGTACCGGTAGGACCCAAGGACATGGTAACCCTGTGCATCGGACACGGGGAATACCGGACTGTAGGTCGTCTCCCCCTTGTAGACCTTTGTTGTGGTAGCCCCCTTGCTCTTGGCTTTGGATGCAGCACCCACCGTGAACCCGTTGTTAAAGGCCGAAACCGCAGCATCCCGCTTCGCCTGGTCCGCCTTCATCTCGGCGCTGTCACACGCTTTGAGGGCGGTCGCCACCTGCTTGAGCATGTTCTTGGCAAGAGCCGCTTGAACCTTGCCCACCAACGCAGCCAGTGGCTTCTTGGTTATCGTGACACCCAAATCCACCTTTCCATCGGCGTTCCCCGCATACTTGTACATGCCGATTTCGTGGGAAAGAGTGACGGATTTTGTCCCTACGGTTACTGTGGTGGGCATTGGGAAACTGGACTTGGCCTTGAGAAAGATGGACTTGGTCTTGGAACCATCCGATGCCGCTGCCTTCATTGCTACCACACCCGCTTCGGCTCTACCTGCAACATTGTCCCAGGCGTCCTTGAACGTGGCAGCGAACGCCCTATTCGTTGCGGGCTCTGCGGAGGGCTTGAGCAACTCATTGACCTTGGCCGTGACAGCAGGCCCAACCCCCGAGACATGGGCCAGGTTGCCATGCGTGGTGACGTTCTTCAGCAAGGTCACATCCTGGACTGTGAACATCAGCTCCATCACCTCACTAGTGGCATAGACCTCACCCTTCGGATGTCCCGGCTTGCTCGTCAGCACCCGGATGCCTACCTGGGGCGTACCCGGAACCAACTGAGCCTCGGGAGGAATCTCACCAGGGCCCCCTTGGGGGTTCTTGGTATACATCATCACTGTCGGAACAGTGTCGGGAGGCGTGCGTGTCAACTCCGCAGGGGAGAGCGTCTCTAGATGCTTGTTCTCGTACTTGGATTGCCGGGGGCCTTGCTGCACAGGATTCGGGTGCGATGCCGAGTAGTACCTATACTGTCCAGGCTGCTGCCCGTTGGAGAACGTGGCCTTCTTGTCGGAGAGCATGTCCAAAAGATTGACCGTGCTGGACAAGTCCGACCGACCCTGAAAGTCCGCCTGGCTACGATAAGCCCACATGGTTTCCGACAAGATGTTGAGCAGGAGAGCCACCGCAGGGTGTTGGTCAAAGTCCTCCCATTCGGCCTCCAGTTTTCCCTTGGCCTCTGCCAGTTGCCCCTGCAAGGCACTCAACTTGTCCTGTGCGGCCTGGATCTTCTTTGTCAACTCCGCCATCGTCTTCTCTAGTTGGGCGGCCTCTTTTCCATCCCCCTGCCGCTTCGGGTTGTTATGGGCAGCGGCATACTGATTCTGGAGGTTGTTGATATCCCGGTGGACAGCATCAATCTTCTGCTTGGAATCGGCCCCCTTCTTGATGCCCGCCTTGAGCAGTTGGCTGTACTCCCGTGCAGCGAACAAGATGTTGATGGGACCTTCCGAGTCGGCTTTTTTCCCCTTGGGACCCTTCTTCTTCGCCTTCTCCACAGGTCCAGATTCATTCCCCGTATCCAGGAAAAACGGGATATCCTCTGACCGACCCGTCGTCTCGGGGGCTATGCCAGGAATCACCCTCGTATACGTGTAATAGGTCGCAGTCCCCTCGGAGGACACCTCCTTGATGATCCCAAACTCATTGGACGATGCCATCCGCAACAGGTCCTTGATCACCCGCATGTCGGCAATGTTCTCTATGTCGGTCCCCACGATGTAGAACAGGGGGTTGACCTTCGTAGGGTCCAACGCCATGATCACATTTGGGAATCCCGACAACCGGGGCTTGCCGCTCGGGTCTCGTACCTCCAGAGGACGCTCCGGCAAAAGAGTGTCCCCCAGGTCGATGGAGGATATCCCCTGCTTGGTCTGTTCCCCTTCCCTGCTGGGGGTTCCGGGAGCGTAGAACTTGGATCGCTTGCCCACAAGCTGAAGAGCCGTCGTGCATTGCCCACCGACACTGTGGGAGTGGGCGAAGCTAGAACAGTAGTAGTAGCAGTCGAGGTACGGGATGTAGACGGGGTAACCCGGTCGGAGTTCAGGCCGGATGGGGATCGTGACCGATGCAGAGTTCACCCCGATGTTCATCACGTCCATGCGGTTGACCGCCGCGAAGAACATCGACTTGGGGTCGTTGAAGTAGTTGGTCTCGTAGGTCCCGGGACGCCAACCGAACTGAGCAATCAGCCGGTAGTCCAGGAACTGACCCCGGACGCCCCACTCGTTCTCGGTACCCGTCCCCAGAAGGTTCTGGAAGGCAGAACCCTTGACGGTCATATAGGTGACCTGGGGCTCCTTCTCCGAAAAGGCTATGTTGATGAGGTCAATGTCTTCCAGGCGATAGACTCGGCTACTGCTGGTGTCCAAGTTCCACATGGGGGGCTTGAACACGAAGTCCCCATCGACATCCTGGTAGAACTCAAACCCTGTGATGCCACAGACCTTCTGGGCTACGTCGAGCTTGGACTCGTAGCTCGACTCGAACAGGTTGATGTTGCCCCAGTCGCCGATGTTGGAGACGAACGCCTGCATCTCCAGGATGTTGATCTCAAACTTCGCCTGCTCCGTGGGCTTCGACTTGTCAGCGAACTTGGTCGCTTCCAGAGCGGACCGGACATTTGGCCCGCTGTAGAGCCCCACCGCCGTCATCTGAGAACCGATGTTTGTCTTGGTCCCGAAGTCCTTGGGATCCTTGTAACGGTCCCGCAACGCCCGAGTCATCGCCCCAGCCGACTTCCGACTGAGCCACGCCGCTGCCATCGTCGTGAACAACTCCCCCGTCGCTCCGTGCATCCTCAACCGAGTCCCCTGAGCAAACCGCTTCTCCCAGTAGCGGAGGTTCAGAGAGAACAGGGTCTCCCCGCTGTAGGTCTTCGCCTTCTGGTTGGACTTGTCACTGAGGGCAAACCCCACACTTCCGGCTGCCCCAGCCGTGTCGTAGTGGAGCTTGTACATGATGGCGTAGGGGTGCATCCCAGTGAAGTTGTTGCCCACCAGAGACATCTTGTTCTTCGAGTTCGTCGGGCGGGCACCGAACACCGAGGCATTCGTGCTCATGTTGTGGTACTGCCAGAAGTGCAGCATCGAGTTGCAGGTAACCTGGATGCTGCTCACACCCCCCGCCCAGTTGATGTTGGTAGACGTGACGACCCCGTGAAAGACGTGGTAGTACGGGTACGCCATCGTGTCCTCGATGCCCAACCCGTCCAGCCCCATCGCCTCCAGGAACGACGGTCCGAACTCCCCCTGGACGATCTCCCCCGAAGAAGTCTTGGGGGGTGCTTCAGTCTCCTGCCCGGCGTTCTGCACCCCAGGGGTCTGTAGGGATGCAACCGCCGCTGCGGCCTTGGCTTTCTCGGCTGCCGCCACCGTTGCCGAGAAGTTGGGGTCTTCCCAGGCAGCACCGAACCACGCCTTGCCCCGCTTCTGCCGCTTCTCATGCCCACCATCCCACTTGGCTTCCCACTGAGGTCGGGTGTACTGGACTGTCTTGTTCCGCCAGGGAAGCTCCTTGGGGTTCCGGTTCCCCAGCCCCAGCGACGAGCCGTAGAAGGCAGTGAAGTTCTGGGAAGGGGACTTACCCTCATTCACGGAAACCTTGCTTGCAGGAGAGCTAGACGGGATGGCAGCGATGATCCGCTTGATGTTCGTCTCGGGGTCCAAGGCATTGTAGGTCGTGGCTGTATCCGCAGTGCCTGCCACCTTCCCTACCTCAAAGACCCGGCTCTCCTTCCCCAACCCCCCGGGGTCCAACTGGAACAGCCCCAGACCCGGACCGCCCTTCTGCTTGACGTTGTGCAACCCGGACTCGCCATAGGACTGCACGATAGCGGCGACGGCTGCTGCGGGCGTGTACCCCGCCTCCGTCAGCATGTTGTAGATGAGAGCCGCGTTCTCCTGCTGGTCCGTCTTGAGCTTCATCCGGCGGAAGCCGTCCGCCACGACCTCCGGCACGTCCTTGCTGATCACGGGGTCCTCGTCCGTCACGGGCTTCCTGGGCACCGTGGACGCCCCCTGAATCCCCGTCGCTGCCGTGGGCTCCGCCAGAGCGGAGAACAGCCCCATGACAGGGAAGTACCCCCGCATGTAGATGTTGACCTCCAGCCCTGGACGAAGAATGAACTTGGCGTCCCGGGCGAAGGAGTCCGTGTGGTGCAGAGGGATTGCCAGAGAGAACGTAGCCGATGCCGACCCTGCCTCCGTGCCCGCGTCCACGGAGACCTCGGTGATGAACTTCTGGATGTCGATCCGCCCCCGGCACTTGGTGCATCCAGGCAACGTCAGGTCCCCATTGAGGTAGACCAGTGCGTCCGGGGTGTGCTGGACAAGCTCTTGGTTGTTCAGCTTCCAAGTACCGATGTAGGGTCGCTTGTCCAGAGGCATCCGTCTCTCCTACCGTGCCCTGAAAGGAGCAGGCTTCTTTGCCGACGAGCCCACAGGTGCGGGAGTGGGGACTAGGACCACACCCTGAAATCCCAGGTTGCTTGGCAGCGCCGTCACCAATCCCTGGGAGACTTTGGGGACCTTGCCCAGGACCGAGGCATAGTCCGCAGGCCCGGACTGCACAGGTTGCCCTGCCCCCCCTATCACCAAGTCATGTGACCCGGTGCCCGGAGTGGCTCGGTTCCCCCATCCAGAGTACCGGGGGTCCGAGGGTGACGGGACCGGAGATCGCATGGGAGTCACGGCCAGGTTCGCCTTCGAGGTGTCCACCATGGCGTTGACGACGAACTCCATCGTGAACCCGATACCGCCATGCTGATTGACCTCCTCGATGTTGTAGGCGAATGACTCCATGTTGCCATAGTAGACCCACTGGTCGTAGTGGATGCTCAGGGCTCCGACGAAGTGGTGGGCGTTGGACTTGCCCACGGTGTCGTAGATGTAGCCGTTGTGCCGGTAGAACTGGAACGCCATCATCAGGTTCTGCCAGGCAGCCGAATCCCGCTTGGACGCCCACTGCACCCCACGACTCCCGGAGATGAACGCACCGCACTTCGCCTCGATGGAGAGCCTGGGCTGCTCCTCCCCCCAGGCTTGGAACACGAAGCCGTACCGGGTGCGGTCGGTGAACTGCTGCTTCTTCGCGTACTTCATCGACAGGGTGGTTGGGTTGATGAGCAACACCAGCGGGGGGGTTTCGAGAAGTGCCCGCAACTGCATGGTGATGTCCACTGCCGTGTAGAGATC